CGGCACGGTGGTCCTGGTTGAGATCGCCCGCGTGGTGGGTGTAGATGACATCGGCGGTGAGCCGGTCGAAGTTAGCCGAGCGTCCATCGCCCTCGGACGATTCGCCCAGCGACAGGCGATAGCCGTTTGTGTCGGCCAGCCGTCGCGCTGCCTCGATACGCGCTTGCCCGTCGCGCAGCCCGACGACGCACTCCATGTGGACCGTCACCACGTCGCCTGCCTTGACGTGCCGGAGGATCGTGCCGCCCACGCCCAGGACCTCATCGTCCGGGTGCGCGACGGCTACGAGGACTGATTCAGCCATCGTCGATATCCGTCTGCGCTGGTCAGCGGGCCGCGCCGGGTCATGTCCTGCGGCACGCGTGGTGCGGTGCCGGCGAGCAAGGCCGGCAGGTGGCGGGTGAGCATCCGCGCGTCCGACTCGGCGACCCACTCGTACAGCGTCTCGGGCGTATCGTCCGCGCCGATGCGGCGTGACTCGGCGTCGATGATGTCGCCGCTGTCCACACGCGCGTCGAGGAAGAGCATGGTGTTGTAGGCCCGCTCGTCGCCGCGCAGGAGCGTCCAGTAGATCGGCGCGCGGCCGGGATACTCGGGCAGCTTGGCCGAGTGGAAGCCGACCACGCCGAGCGGCGGCTGGGCCAGGACGTCGGGCGGGATCAGGTGACGCCAGCCGGCAACCACGATCAGCTGCGGGTCGTCATCGCAGACCTCGACGCCGGCCAGCGCGGCGCGCACGGCGCTGGTCTGCGGCTCGACGTTGCCGATCAGCCTAACGCTACATCGCATGGGGCACCTGCGCGAGTAGTGCGGCCAGTTCCTCATCAGATAGCTGCGGGGCGGTGTCGGATGAGTAGGTGATGCCCGTGCGCGGGCCGTTGCGCGTGACGCGGAAGTGGTCGCCATCTGCGATGGCCGACTCGTCCTCGGCGATCAGCAGCTCGTGGCGCTTCTCGCCGGGCCGGACGCCGATGACCTTGGTCGGGTAGTCGGGGGCCAAGACGCGCACGATCTGGGTAACGGTCGCGGCGGGCGAGCGCTTGACGTATATCGTGCCGGTCGGCTCGGCGTCCATCGCCAGCTCGAGCAGGTCGAGCGCCTGGTCGAGCGTTATCAGGAAGCGGGTCATGAGTCCATCGGTGATGGTGATCGGCTGGCCGTGGTCGATCAGGCGGCGGAAGATCGGGATGATGGAGCCACGCGAGCCGATGACGTTGCCGTAGCGCACGACGTTGTAGCCCCACGTCGTGGTGATCGACTCGGCGAGCATCTTGGAAGCGCCCATGACGCCGATCGGCTCGACGGCCTTGTCGGTCGAGAGCTCGACCACGCGCGCCCCGACAGCACAGGCGGCGGCGCAGACGTTATCGGTGCCCACGGCGTTGGTGCGGATCGTCTCGATCGGCGCGTCCTCGCACGCTGGCACCTGCTTGAGCGCTGCGGCGTGGAAGACGCGCGTGACGCCACGCATCGCGCGGCGCACGCTCTCGGGGTCGCGCACGTCGCCGATGACGTACTCGATGTCCGGGAAGTCGGCCGCCATGAGGCGCTGCTTCTCCTCGTCGCGCGAGAAGACGCGGATGTCGGTCGTGCCGTACACGCGCTCCACGAAGGCATGGCCGAAGGAGCCAGTGCCGCCCGTGATGAGAATCACGGCTCGTAGAACTTCACGACCCGCGCCGGAATGCCCGCCACGAGGGCGTAGTCGGGCACGTCATCGACGACGACGGCGCCGGCCGCGACGACCGCGTGCTTCCCGATCGTCACCGGGCCGACGATGATGCAGCGCGTACAGAGCCAGGCACCCTCCTTGATGTGGACTGGACCGCCGCCGGACGTGACCCGCCGGGCCGCGCCGAACTGCGTCGGGTCGTGGCTCCCGGTCAGGATCATGATGTCGTGGCCGGAGAAGGCATCCCGTTCGATCGTGACCTTGTGGATGCAGTCCACGAGGGCGTCCATGAGGACGGACGGGTGGATGTCCGGTTCGACCCCGGTCTCCCGGCTGGTGAACTCGAACCCGCCGAGCCGCCTACCCATGTCGCTCGAGGGTGGCAAGGCCGTACTCCGGCTCGTGGGCCACGACCGCCCAACCCTCGCGGGCGCAGAACTCATCCACCGCTCGCGCGACCGGCGCCTGGACGTAGTCGTGCATGACGATGCGGGCTGGCGAGAGGGACAGGGCATAGACGAGCTCGGCCACCGTGTGCTCGTACTCGTGCGAGGTGTCGATGAAGACGAGATCGGCCCGCCCCGGGAGTTGGGCCTGTACGTCCGGGCTCAGGTCGTCGCCGATGACGTACGTCCAGCGCGGGTCGTCGGTGACGCGCGGGGGTTGCGTATCGCGCTGAACATCAACCGAGTAGAGGCGGCCATCGGCGGGCAGGCCGTCGAGCAGCGCCCAGGTACTGACTCCCTCGCGGACACCGAGCTCCACGATCGTCTGCGCCTCGGCGGCGAGGCGAGTCAGGGTGGCGACGTGCGGCGCCATGTCCACCCAGCGGTGCGCCCACTCGGCGAGGCTCGTGGCGTGCTCGGGGTTGAGGTTCATCGGCGCACTGCGAGAAAGCCGCCCGGCCCGCCGACCGGCCCCGAGAACGTCACGACGTGGGTCGCACCCAAGAGCGAGGCGATGTCCGTCTGGACGTGCCCGCGGACGTTGTGCCACTCGCCCACGATCCGCTCGCAACGAGATACCGCGGGATCGGCGAGGAAGTCGTACTCGCCGCCTTCGTTGTCGATCTTGACGAGGGCCAGCGACGCGGCGTCCGGTGCGATGTAGGCAAAGTCGACGCCAAGATCAAGGAGGGCAGAGAGCGTCCAGCCCCAATAGCTGATCTCGTCGTGCTCGTTCTCCCCGCCGTGGTCGTAGGCGAGCGAGCTGTTGCCGATGAAGGCGTGGTGCTCGGCCGTCTCGGAGCCGCGGTAGCCGTACCAGACGGTCACCTCGCCCCTGCCCGCGGCCCCCTCGATGACCGTCACCCGGTCCTTGAGGCCGTTGAGGACGACGTTCTCCCGGAGGAGGCGGGCGTTGTCGGGAACCGGCTCGACGGCAATGACGCGGAGGTCGGGGTTGTCGAGCGCCAGCCCGAGCGTCACCGCCCCGATGTGCGCGCCGATGTCCAGCGCGAGGCCGGTCAGGGTGAGGGGACGGAGCCCGTACTCGTCCTCGTTGAGGGCCGAGTAGAGGGTGTTCCAATCCGAGGTGTCGGTGCGATAGCGACAGCGCGCGGCCTGACCCCGCGGCGTGTAGAACATGGCCTCTGCGAGCGCGTACACAGGCACCTCCGGGGTGAGCGCGGGGTAGGGTGAAGCCCCGGACAGCGCTCATGCCCGGGGCTTCATGGGCGTGGCCGGGCGTCATCCGGCGCGGTAGGGGACTAGGGAAGGACGCGGAGCGGCCTAGCCGCGGTCGACGGCGCCCTTGACGTGGGCCGTGAGGCTGTGCCTCAGCATGTAGAAGCCGGTGTAGCCGTCCCAGTCGGGGATCTGTCGGACGACCCTCCCGCCCGTGTACAGGAGCGAGCCGGTGTTGCCCGTCCCGACGCCGAGGATCGAGGTCCGCGTGTCGAAGGCGGCGCGGTAGCGGTCGATGTAGGGCGCCGCCCACTTCCGGCTGCGCTTGACCTGGGCCGCGGCGATGACGACGGTGTACAGCGGGATCTCGATCTCGTACTCGGAGAGATCCATGCCGCGCGGGATGTAGCGCCAGCCCTGCCCCTCCTCGGGGAAGCCCGTCAGGTGGAGGGCTTGGCTCTGGTTGAACATGCCCGGCGGGGCGTCGGGCCACGCGTCGTGATCGAAGGCCGTGCGGATGCCCGAGATGGCGCTCGCCGTGGCGGTGATCGTGGCGAGCAGGGCGTCGAGGTCGAGGGTCAGGCTCATTCGCACGCCTCGTGCTCGTCATCCCCGCCGTCGGTGAACCGGTCGAGGATGCGTTCCAGCTCTTCGGCCCGGGGATCGTTGAGCAGGCGCATCGCGAACCACAGCTCGCGGAGCTCCCAGATGAGAAGGCGCGTCCGGTCGAGGTCGGCGACCCGGATCGTCACCGTGATCGTGTCTCTCACGGGAGGTTGCGTTCCAGTGCCGCGGTGATGCCGGACACGATCGCGTCCACGACCTCGTCGACGTTCTCGCGGAGGGCGGGCTCCGCCGCGGGATGCCCCGCACGATAGCGCGTCCCCTGGTCCTCGAACAAGGCGTATTCGCGGGGATCGCCGCGGTTCACCCCATCGCGCGGTGTCTTCCACGCGCTTGACTGGCCGCGCGAATACCGGCGAGGGGAGCCGTAGCCGGGCTGCGGGCCGATCCGGACGGACATGCCCGACACCCGGTGTCCGATCGAGCCCTGGTACTTGCGGGCCACCTGGTGGACGCGGCGCTTCCAGCCGGCCTCGACGATCGCGCCGGCCTTCTCGAAGCCCGGGTTGAGCTCGCCGATGCCCGTCGAGAGGGCGCTCACGATCTGGCCGAGCCCCTTGATCTGGATGCTGATCATGCGCCCCACACTCCGGGGCTGATCCAGCCCGAGAGGCCGGACCATAGCAGACCCTCGACCTCGGGGTCACTCTCGATGAAGCCGCGGACGCCCTTGGGGTTCACGGCGACCGACTGGTCTCCGGCCTGGTAGCGGCGCCAGTAGACAACGCAGATCGAGATCGTCGTCTGCTCGATGTCGTTGGGGACGTGGTCGAGCCCGGCGTAGCCGGTCACGGCGACATTGGCGGTGCCGTGTGTCCAGTGGTCGACGACGAGGCCACGCAGGGACGTGGCGGGCTCGGCGTAGATGATCGCCCGCTTCGGGACCTCGTTGTACGGCCAGAGCCGCCACGAGTTCGAGGAGACGGTCTGCTCGTCCACCGACACCGCGGCCACGCTGGCGAAGTCGTCGATGAAGAGGGTGTCGGTGCCGGTCCCATCGTAGACGCGGGTATTGCTGCCCACGGCGGTCCGGGAGTTCGAGGAGGAGGCGAAGCCCACGTAGCCCGTCCGGGTCTGCTCGAGGAAGCCGTCGACCCGCGCCGAAGCACGGTAGATGACCGACGTCAGGATCCCGTCATCGACGGTATCGCTGGCCGCGCCCGACAGGCCGACGGCTTCCTTGAGCGCCTGGAGCGAGGTGTAGGCGGACATGCCCTACTCGTATTCGAGGGTGATGTTCGTGTTCGAGGTCACCGCCAGCGCGAGCCCGGCGTCGATCCCGGCGCCGCGCACGAACCGGACGACGTCGCGGGTCGCGGCCGCGACCGATGCGATCCGCCACACGAGGCCCGTCTGGGCCGCGTTGATGTTGGGCGTCGTCCCGAGGTCCGCGCTGTCGACGACCTGGATGGTCCCGCCCTGGGCGATCTCGTAGTGGATCGAGTAGAGCGAGCCATAGCCGGACTTCACGACCTGGTTCGAGCTGGCGCTGGTCTGGTGGGTGAGGCTGCGGCCACGTTCCGCCATGTCAGTCCCTCTCGATGCTGATGCTGCCGCCGACGTTGATGAGCTCGCCGTTCGTCGGACTGACGCTCGTGCGAAGTTCAAGCATGTCGCCAGCCGCGACGCGGGCGTTGGCTGCGCGGATGGTCCCGGCCGCCGAGCTGAGGTCGAGCGGCACGGTGATGGGTGTCACGAGGACGGTGGCCGCCGTGTTCGACCCGAGCGCCGGGGCCGATGGCTGGCGGTAGAAGTCGACCCGCGAGGGGAAGGTCCCGTTCGAGGTCACGGAGGTGGCGAAGGCATAGGCGGAACGGATCGTGCCGGCCTCGGCCACGACCACTCGCTGGTGCGTCGTCGTGTACGCGAAGTTCGACGCGACCGACGCCGTCCGCGGGAACGTGACGAGGGTGCGGTCAGGCACGGGTGCGCTCCTGTGTAGGCGGGCCGGGAGGTTCCCCGGGGAACCTCCCGGCCCTGAGAGGGTTAGACGGTGATGTCTCGGCCCACGGCCGTGTGGGTCGTGACGATGCCGGACGGGATGAGCGCGATGCGGAAGGACGCGACGAGCACGTTCTGGTCCTTCTTGATGTCCCGCCACGACTCGATCACCAGCTCCCGGCGGAAGCCGAGTTTCCAGCCGTTGCGGTTGAAGAGGAGGAGCCAGCCCTTCGTGTTGTTCGAGGGCGTGGAGCTGTCTGCCTTGCCGTCCGCGGCGGTCTTATCGCTCGTCAGGAGCGGGATCGCCTCATAGGACAGGATCGGGATGCCGAAGAAGCGCGCCAGCTCGCCCTGGACGATGGTGGCATTCGGGCCGTAGACGTCGATCGTCTTGACCTGGGTGATGTCGTACATCGTGTTGAGGGTCGACTGGCCGACGACGATGCGGAGATCCGATGGCCGGGCGCCGTACTTGGCGAGGGTGCCGCGGATCGTCGTGAAGTTCGTCGTCGTCAGGGCGGCCGAGACGGCGGTCGTCTGGCCGGTGTTCGTGACGACGCAGAACTTCCGCATCCCGCTGAGCTCAAGGTAGAAGTCACCGGCCACGGGAGCGGTGTCGTCGCTGTTGATGTTGCCGGTGCCGCTGGTCTCGGTGTCGCCCGAGACGATGATGTCGTCGATCGTCTGGGCGGCGCGGCGGACGAGGTTGGCCCTGATCGCGGGCACGATGGGGATGATCGAGTCCTCGGTCACCTCGGTCGAGAAGTCGACCTCGCCCATGATCTTCTTCGCGGTCAGGGTCGCGTTGCCGGTGTTGAGATCGGTCGCCGTGACGGCCGTGTTCTCCGACGACGCGCCCTTGAACACCATGTCCGAATCAAGGGTCGGCAGGGTGTACGGGTTGGTCGGCATGGCGACACGGTCGAGCGCCGCCGCGACGGCGGTGTCGAGATGGACGTCCCGCCACAGTTCGGAGCTGGCGAATGTGGGCACCCACTCGTCGCCGGCGTTGGTGCCGGTCGAGGTCATCGCCTTGGCGCGGGCTTCCTGGCGGAAGGCCGTGAAGCCGTTCGACACAAAGCGTGTCGGATCGACGGCCTTCATGCCACCGTAGCCGGACTTGGCGTAGGTCGGGATCGGCTCGGGGGTCGCGGCGAGCGCCTTCTGTGCGGCACCCTCCATGACCTCCCGGAAGCGCGGGCTTACCCGGTTTCGGACCTTTCCGGACCGATCCGGCGTCTCGACCATCGTCTTGGCGATGAGGAGGTTGGTCGCGATCTCGGCATCGGTGGCGCCGGTCGCGGTGTACTTGTCCTCGCCGCCGTAATAGACGGGCTCGCCGGGCTTGGCCTTGACGCCGCCCTCTTCGAGCTCGGTGCGGTTCGGGGTGTTGAGGGCGTGGATCTTGGCCGCGAGCGCGTCGAGGTCGATGCCCTTGGTGGCGGGCTCAGGGACGACGGGCTCGGGCACGTTGATCGCGGCCACGGCCGCGGCGATGGCTTCGATGGCCTCCGGGGCGAGCTCGACGCTCTCCACCTCGGGCTTGGTGTCTTCGGGCATGGTGAAAGACGCTCCTGTGCGTGGGCCACGGGAGCGCTCCGGGGCAGCGGGGTTGGGTTGACGGCGGGTCTGTCGCGCCCGCTAGGACGGCTTGTGGACTCCGACGATGCGGAGGCGGCGGGAAGGGGCCTGCCACGTCACTCGTGCCAGGTCGGTCTCAGGGGCAAGCGGCGGCCAGTCGAGCGACTTCATGGCCGCGATCGATGCGTAGGGGTTGGCGGGCGTCGGGGTGGCGGTCAGTTCGACCCACGGCCAGCGCAGGATCTCGCCCGACTTGGCGACGACGACACCTGCGGGATAGGCACCGGAGGAGAATGACAGCGCCTCCTCGCCGATGAGCTGGCGGATGGCCTCGTACCACTTCGAGCGAAGGTCGAGCTGGGCCTGAACCCAGATGCCTTCCTTGCGCTTCTCGAAGTTGACGACGTCACCCATCGGGTCGGTCCCGACCCTCGCGTCCCAGGTGTGCTGGTAGAGGAAGGGCCGGGAGCCCTTGAACCAGTCGAACAGGAAGTCGGTCTGCGGTGAGAAGAACTCGCCGTCGAAATCGCGGCCGATCCCGTCGTCGCCGGCGAAGGGACCGAAGAACGGCATCCCCCAGCCCTCGACGGTCGAGTCGCTGCCCTTGGCGAAGCGGATCGGCGACTTCATGGGCGCGTGGTCGTGTCCCGCGTCGCCGTCGTGCATCGTCGCGTGGCGGGACGCCATGTCGGCCATCGGCATGTCGGCCACGTCCGCGCCGTGACCGGCCGGGGGTTCGGCCGTCATGTGCCGCCGCATCGCGGCTTCCGTCTGGGGCATCGCGCTCATCGTTCGACCTCTAGGTGTTACATCTGCTTCAAGGCGAGGTGTAGGATTAGGCGGTAGCGCGGGTAGGTGGTCCGACGGGACTTCCTGGGCTGATAGCGGTCCTGCCCCGACCCCGCACATCGATGCCGGGCGGGAACCGCGCTACAACTCCCCGGTGTTAGCGCTCAGGCTCCGGGGACCCGACGTCCACGCCGTATGGCTCGCGCATGAGGGTGTCGATCTCTCGGAACCGCTGATATGCGGTCCCGTCGGTGCTAGACTCCGGTTGCGCTCTGCGGGCAGGCGGGCCGACAACCGGCCTCGCAGTCTGGGACTTGAATGTCCGGGCCGTGCCGCCCTCTGGCGGTACCGCGGCTGCAGCCTGCGGGGCGCTCTTCCCGAAGCCGTCGCCCACCTCGGGAATCCACGACCGTGTGCAGTTTGGATGTCCGAGGGGTGAGCCCTCGGCCTCGTCGAGCGGCACGTGCTCCCGGCCGTTCCAGCCGGCGCAGATCTCGTCCGCGTCGCCATCGACGACCGTCACGAGCATCACGCCCGCCGAGCGGTACTGCCCGAGGCCGCCGAGGTTGTACGCCGCTGCCGTCTCGGTCCGGGCGATCCGATCGAGGCGCCAGTCCTCGTAGCCGTCGAACAGCTCGCCGAGTGCGGTCCGCATGGCCTCGTGTGTCGCGCCGGCCTGGAGCTGCGATGTCACGACCCGCTGCACGTCCGCGATCGTCGTGTTCTCGATGCCCTTGCCGAGCAGGTCGAGGTGGTTCGTCACCCTCGCCAAGGCCGCATCGGAGGTCGGGATGGCGAACGACACCTCGATCGACAGCGCCCGCGCGGCCTCGGTCGCGCCCAACGTCACCGCAGCCTCGATGGGGGCCTGGCTGATCCGCCGGAGGCGGTCCCGGAAGCGCTTGCTGCCGATGATCTCGATGAGCCGGTCGAGGAACGCCTCTTCCTCGGGGGTTGCCTTGCCGAAGGCGTTCAGCACGGCGTTGCGCTGCGCCCCGAAGAACGACCCGAGGTCGCGCACGTACGCATCGCGGATCGGGGCCAGCACGGTCTCTCGGGACTCGATCGACTTGCGAGCCTTGGGAGGCTCCGCCGGACCGGGAGGAGTCACACCAGCCGGCGGAGCAGGTGGCTCGGGCGGGGCGACGATGTCCGCCGTCGAGGTCAGCGCCATCGTGGAGGGGACGAGCTGCATCAGCCCCACGGTCTTGTCCGCGTGTGGCTCCATGCCCATGACCGCCCGCGCCTCGTCCACCGTCACCGCGCCCGTGTCGGCCATCGCCTTGGCCCTGGTCACGACCTCGCTCTGGTTCTCGTTGAGGGCGGCGATGTGGCCGTAGTCGAACTGCGCGACGAGCTTCTCATCCGTGAGGAGCGGCAGAAGGCGGAAGGTGATCGCCTCCGCGATCCGATCGAGCCGCGGCTGAAGCGTTTCCTGCCACAGGAAGTCCACGGCCTCGCTGGCGTTGGCGAACGTCGCGTCCTTCATGCCCAGCACGAGGACCATCGGCACGCCGAAGGCGGCGGTGATCTCGTGGACCCGGCCCTTGCGGGTCTCGAGCCACTGCGCGTCGCGGGCGTTCTGGACGATCGCCTGATACGTGGTCTTGGACCCGAGGATGGCGATCTTGCCGGCGTTCTGGTAGCCGCCGACCGCCTGGCTCCAGCGCTTCTGGAGCAGCTCCGCGGTGGGGTCGCCGAGGGGCATCTCGGACGACAGGATGCCCGGCGGGACACCGAGGTTCTTCTCGAGCTTCTTGTCCCGGACAGCCGCGTATTCCTCGGCCATGACCGCCTGGCGGACAGCCGCGATGCGCCCGAGGCCGTACCACCGGTCGAGGGGGTTCGGCCAGCGCAGGTACGTCATCTGCTCGGGCTTCCAAGCGACGTCCTCTTGGGACCGCTTGACCCACAGGTAGCCGCGGATGGTGCCGTCGGGGTTGGCGACGATCCGCCACCAGGAGGGGTTGACCGGCCAGAGCTCGGTCCCATTGCGGTTGCGGGTGAGCATCCGCCGGCCCGCGAGGGGGCGGACGATCTCGATCGGCGCGTGGCCGACCATCTCGAGGTAGGTGATGAGGAGGTGCCGGAAGTCCGAGCCCGTCATCTGCGGGTTCGGGTGATCGAAGAGATCCTGCACCGGGTGGCTGGGGTCTACCGGGGTGAACTGGCCCTTCGCGTCGAGCGTCCCGAAGCGCAGGGGCGGCATGGCCCCGTTCTCGGCGAGGATGCGGGCGCAGACGTACGGCCACGTGTCGTCGGCGTAGGTCGACAGGATCGCCGCGTCGTCCCAGCCCTTCTCGAGGGGACGGTCGGGGATCTCGTCAGCGCCGAGTCCGATGATGCTTGCCTTGGCGCCGAACAGGCGCGCGAGCGTGTCACGGATCGCCAAGGTGGAGGCTCCAATCAGACGTAGAGGATCACGCCGGCCTCAGCGAGCGCCATGACGGCGTAGCGGAGGGCGTCGCACGCGTCGTCGCCTTCCTCAATGGGCTTCTCTCGGAAGGCACCCGTGGAGCGCTCGGTGGCCCAGCGGTAGTTGGGAAGCTCGGTGAGGAGGCCCTGACACGACGGGTCGACGGTCAGGCCCTGGGCGATGGCGGCGGCCACGGCGTTGATGCCCGGCATCACGTCGTTCGTGGCAGGGACGACGCCGAGGCCCTTGCGCTGGCAGGTGGCGATGTACTCGGGCTCGGATGGGTCGGCGTAGAAGGCTTCGATGTGGAGGGCGTCCTGGAGGCGCAGGAGCCCGGGGATGATGTCCTCGATGAGCGAGCCCCGGCGGTAGACCTCGCCCAGCACCGCGAGGCGGCCGGAGCCCGATACCCCGACGATCTCGCAGGCGAAGGCGTGGACGAAGCCCCAATCGATGCCCGCGATGATCCGCTTCCACGGCCCCTCGGCCTTCGTGATCTGGGCGTCGGGGAGGGTGTAGATCGTGCCCTCGGCCGTGACCCACAGGCCCTGCCCGAGGCGCTTGCCGAAGACGTTGTCCGGCAGGCCCGCGATGGCCCGCTGGTAGTCGGCGGGGAGGAAGCGGTTGTCGGCCGCGGTGGCGCTGAAGTAGTCCCGTCCCTCGACCGCTGCGGAGAACCGTTGCTTGAGCCAGTGGCGAGGGTGGCTGGGGTTCGTGGCGGCCATGATCTGGTGCCACGTCATGCGGGGATCCCGGAGGCGGCCGATGAGCAGGATCCAGTCGCCCTCGGTCAGCTCCACGGCCTCGTCGATGAAGATCGCCGCGCCGTCGAATGAGCCGACCTTGGAGGGGACGCCGGTGATCGGGTCGGGGTCGAGGCCCATGAACCAGATCCGCGATGGCGTCCGGCCGGGGCGGGCGATCTCGACCCAGTTCTCGCTGCGGTTCCTGCCGGTGACGTAGGCCGGGTTGACGACGTCCCGCCAGAACGTCCGCTCGGTCGTCGCCTTCAGGCTGGCCGCGGTCTTGCGGACGATGGCGAACTGGGCGCCCGGGTTGTCGAGCGCGAGCCAGTAGATCTTCTCGCAGCCGATCCGGGACTTGCCGGCGCCCATCGCCCCGGAGTACAGGACCTCGGGGGCGCGGCTGTCGTAGAACTGCCGCTGGGCATCATTGGCGAACCCCGGGCCGAGGCTAGGCCGGAGTGCCCTCAGACGTTCGGTGGGCCAACTCTCGATCGATGGCGGTGCGGAGGGCGAGCCGTTCGTGGTCGTCGAGAGGTTCGATGTCATCGCTAAGCGCTCTCGACTCCGATCGGCTCGTCGGCTCGCCCATCTCCAGGCGGTACTTGTCGATCAGGATGCCGACCGACGTGGCGTAGTTCTGCACGGCCCCAGCGGGCGCGATGGGGTACTCGACCTGATCCGCATCCTTGCCCTTGAACTCAATGTGCGGCGCGTCCATGCGGTCTAGGAGGTCAGCAGCCTTCTCGATCAGCGCCAGCCTGACCTCTGCCCTGATCCGCTCGGCCCGCTCTGTCGCGGCTTCTGTCGCGGCCCGCGTTTTTATCGTGCTGTCCGTATGCGGCAGCCCAGCCCTCGTGACCCACGATGCGATGGTCGGCTTGGGGATGCCAGTGCGCCGCCACGTCTCCGCTAGCCCATGCTCGGCATACAGGACTAGCGCGGCCGCCTTCTCGTCAGGGCTGTACGTCCGGCTCGTCACTGGTCAGCCTCTCGATGAGCGCGGCGATGTCATCGACCGTCTCGGGTGTCTTGGGGTGGGCGGCCTCGGCGATGGCCTGGTCTTCGGCCGCCAGCAGCGCCTCGTCATCGTGTTCGGCGTCGATCAGGGCCATAGCGGTGGCCCGCTGGTCCCACCTGCCTGGACGGCCGACCCCGATGGGGTGAGGGTGCTCGGATGGTTGGATTGTCGGATAGCGTACACCCGCACTAGGCGGCCACCTCCGCTGCTTTCTGCGAATCGGACTTGTCGAGGTAGGTGGGACGAGGCTCGGGCTGCTCGCGGTAGCGATCCCAGAGCATCGCGAGGCTGCGGTACATCACGTCAGCGGCGCACCAGTCGGGGATGCCGTGGAAGGTCGCGACATCGGACGGTCGCAGGACTTCAGGCACGAGGTCGCGGAGGAACCGCCGGCGCTCGGGGTCGCTGATGGCCTCCATCGCCCTGCGGAGCGGTGTCCGGTACATGCCGTCCGCGTCCGTCCGCGATGCCACCCTGACCCAGACGTCAGGTTGACTCCACTCCCGGTCCTGGTCCGCGTGGGAGAGCCGTTCTGACGGCGGATCCATCGCGAGGTACGCCCGGACCGGGTGGCGCATCTGCGGGTCGCCATCGTCGCCCACCTCCCGGATGGCGTGCTCGAGGCTCGGCGTCTCGGCGACGTAGGCAAGATGCGCCCAGTGGAGGAGGCGCGAGAGGGAGCCCGGCATGACCCGGCGATCATGGCGCTCGCGGCTGCGCTCGTGGGCAGCGGCGTAGGGCTCGGAACGCATCACACCACCACCGGCCCGAAGCCCGGCGACAGCCAGAGCCACATCAGCACGGCCCCGAAGGGGATGCCGAGGAAGAAGCCCCGGACGAAGTCGTCACGCTTCATCGATGAGCCATTGTTCAAATGTGGGGTTGCACAGGACGGCCGGCGAGCGACGTTCCCGGAGGAGGGCGATCGCGTCGGAGGGGGCACGACCCATTCGGACGAGCACCATGGCGGCAATGAGGGCCGAACGATTCAGGCCCGCTTGGCAGTGGATCAGGACCGCCCCTCGCTCGGCTCGGTCGATGGCCCAATCGGCGAGTTCCACGACCTGAACGCGGTCCGGGCCATCGTGGCTGTCGTACATCTCGACCTCGCGGCGTTCGACGCCATCAGCGATCGGGTACTGGTGCCACGGGTAGAGCGACAGGATGTGCTGGAACCGATCACCGAGGTCGATGCCGAGCACCCAGCCGCCCTGATACAGGTTCCCCTCGACATGCGTGATGATCGGCATCGAGAACGGGGTGTCGCCCATCACCGCATGGCCGCTAACCCAATGCGTGAACGGATCAGCCCCGGGCGGTGCCTCCCAACCAGAGGTCGCCATGACCGTGTGCTCGCCCATATCGGAGATCACAGCGTCCTCGCGCTGTCGGCCTGACCCGCGTTCACGCAAGCCCCGCCTTCGTCGTGACCACGTCATGGATGCCGATGGCCGCCAAGCCGCCGAGGCCGCCGGTCAGGGCAGCCTGGAGGACGTCGAGCCGGTTGAGGCCCGCGACGCTCGTGGCCCATAGCGCCACCTCGGCCAGGATGATCGCCACCACGAAGGCGACGACGGGGCCGAAGCGATCCTGGATGGCGTCGCCCGAGGCGTTATGGCCCGCCGTGCGCCAGATGAGCTGCGAGAGCATCGACGCGATCGGGGCGATACCCGCGAC